TAATAGGTGTCGATAATAGTGTTATAACATCTTTAACTACAACTTTTACAAGTCCAGGAACTTTTACATCAAGACCAACTACCTCAACTGCGGGAGTTTTAGTAGTCGGTGGTGGAGGTGGAGGTGGAAATTCAAGTAATAATAAAGGTGGTGGTGGAGGAGCTGGAGGTGTAGTTCTTGTACCCGCACCTAATTTTGCTGTTGGTCCTGCAACACCTGTCGCTGTTACAATTGGTGGTGGCGGAGGTTCATCTGGCACCGGATCTGATACAAATGTTGGACCAGGTACACCCTTAGCTTTAATTGCTAAAGGTGGTGGAGATGGTGGAAACATACCTAGAGGTGCTGGCGGTACCGGAGGTTCTTCCGGTGGAAGTGCAGGCCCTCAATCAGGTAGTAGTGTAGGACCAGATCCTGCGGCTGGAAGTCAACCAGGTCAACCAGGTAACTCAGGAACTTTTGGTCACGGTAATAAAGGTGGTTTTTTACCTGCTGCTTCTCCTCCAGGAAACGTTGGAGGAAATGGCGGAGGTGGTGCCGGTACTGCTGGAACTTCTGCTGGACCAGGAGGCGGAAACTATGGTGGTGGAAATGGTGGAAATGGTTTAGATGTTAGACCTGTTTTTGGACCTACACAACCTTGGTACATTACACCTTCAAGTCAAGACGGATTTTTTGGTGGTGGAGGCGGTGGTGCACCTTCTCCCCCATACCCACCAAGTGCTAGAGGTGAAGGCGGTAAAGGTGGTGGATCACCTGGACCCGGAGGTGGATCACCAGGAATGAGAAATGCACCAGGAGCTGTTGCAGGATCAGGCGGCGGCGGAGGATCCAATAATCCAAATGGAAAAGGCGGGGCCGATGGTAGAGTTGCTTTTATAGAACCAGGTGCTGCACCCGGAGTATGGTCAATGCAATCTTTATTTTCTGCGGTTAGTGAAGGCAACTGGCCAAGTTAACCTAGACATATTTTTTTAATAATATATAAAAGTGTCATAAAGACATGAATTTTAAAAATAACTATTGGTATTTTACTAAAGCATTACCAGATCATTTTTGTGATAAACTTGTTAAGTTTGGTAGTTCTAAAAAAGAACAGGTGGGTATAACAGGTGGTTTACAAAGAGATGCACAAAAAAGTAAACATTCACAAGTAGTACATAAAGAAGAAGATTTAAAAGAAGAAGATTTATTAAATCTTAAAAAAAGAAGAGATTCAAATATTGTTTGGTTAAGTGAAAAATGGCTTTACAGATATTTACATCATTATGTTAGAGTAGCTAATCATAATTCAGGTTGGAATTTTGAATGGAGCTATTCCGAAGCTGCTCAATTTACAAAATATAAACTTAATCAATTCTATGATTGGCATTGTGATAGTTGGAAAGAACCTTATGGTGATAAAGAAGGTCCTGACTTAAAAGGTAAAGTAAGAAAACTTTCAATGACTTGTTCTTTATCAGACCCTAAAGATTATAAAGGGGGAGAATTTGAATTTAAACTTAACGATGATTCAAGTGGAGATACCTACACTCAAATATGTAAAGAAGTGCAACCAAAAGGATCTATAGTTATTTTTCCTTCTGATACATACCATAGAGTTAAACCTGTAACACAAGGGATAAGACATTCATTAGTGTTATGGACTTGTGGTAATCCTTGGAAATGAACATTTATTTTTTAACAGGTATACCTAGAGCAGGTAATACAATACTATCAAGTGTTTTTAATCAAAATCCTCATGCAAAAATAAGCGCACACAGTGTATTACCTTTGTTAATTAACAGTATCATACATGTTAAGAATGATAATAGATTTAAAAATTTTCCTGATTTTAAAGGTATTGACAATATAATTAAGAAACTATTTATTAATTATTATGAACACTATAAATGCTCAACTATAATTGACAGAGCAGCATGGGGATTTCATTTAAATGTGTTAGAACATATGCCGGTAAATAATAAATTTATAGTACTACATAGACCTCTACTAGAAGTCATGGTTTCTTTTGTTAAAGTAGAAAAACCTAAAGACGTAGTTAAATATTGTGATGATTTATTATTAAAAGAAACAATTTTGTCCGATGCATTAGCTTCTACTCAAAATATTATTGATAGCAAAAAAGAATATCTATTAATAACTTATGATGATTTAATAAATAATATTTTTGAATGTATAAAAAAAATATGTGAATTTGTTAATGTACCTTACATTAAACCAGACCTTAATAATATTAGACAATTAAATATTAATGGTGTAGAGTACAATGATAGCGTGTTATCGGGAAACTTCCACACTATAAAAACAGGAAAATTTATAAAGAATAAAACTAATATAGAAGAATTTTTACCACAAAAAGTTATAGATAAATATAAAAATTTTGATGTCAGATTTTAAAATTAATAAATATACTATAATTAAAAACGCTATATCTAAAGAGTTAGCAGAGTTTGCTTACAATTATTTAATTTTAAAAAGAAAAGTAGCTAGAACTTTATTTGATGATAATTTTATACCACCTTTCGAAACTATGTTAGGAGTATGGAACGATCCACAAGTTCTTGAAACTTATTCTAATTACAGTGATATTGTAATGGAAACTTTGTTAGAGAAAGTAAAACCTATTATGGAAAAACAAACTGGATTAAACTTATGTCCTACTTATTCCTATTCAAGAATATATAAAAAAGATGATGTTTTAGAAAGACACAAAGATAGAATGTCGTGTGAAATATCTACAACAATGAATTTAGGAGGAGATCCTTGGCCAATATTTTTAGAACCAAATGAAACAAAAGGTAAAAACACTGATGATGGTTATGTTTCAGAAAATACTGTTGGAGTAAAAATAGATTTAAATCCTGGTGACATGTTAGTTTACTCTGGTTGTGTATTAGAACATTGGAGAGATAAATTTGAAGGACAAAACTGCGCCCAAGTATTTTTACATTATAATAATATTGAAACTCAGGGTGATAAAAATAAATATGATGGGCGACCGCATTTAGGACTACCTTCGGATTATAAGCGTGGATAATTTTATATATGAATTTAATATAAATAAAGACCTTTGTGACAAACTAATTGATTATCATAAATTAAATCAAGAATACAAACACGAAGGAGTTAATTCACATAAAGAAGTAGATAAAACTTTAAAAGATTCTATAGATGTTAATGTGTATCCTAGTAGTAATAATCCTGATATAGGTTTTTATTTTAATGAAATAGGTGAAGGTTTATTTAAATATTTTAAAACATATACATTTCCAGAACCCTCTAATATGAGTTTAAATCTTTTTACAAAAGAAGGTTTTAATATTCAATACTATCCTCCAGGTGGGGGATATAAAAACTGGCATTTTGAAAGAGCTGACACACATGGTCATATAATCACAAGAACACTTGTATTTATGACTTATTTAAATGACGTAGAAGATCAAGGAGAAACAGAATTTCATTTTCAAGAAGTTAAAATTAAACCTAAGAAAGGTTTATCTCTTATTTGGCCAGCAGATTTTACATATACTCATAGGGGTATACCTTCCCCAACCCAGGAAAAGTATATTGCAACTGGGTGGTTTAATATGGTATAAGTTTTCTTTAAATTAGGACACATATGCTACAAAAACTAGGTTTTTTACCAGGATTCAATAAACAAGTTACATCTACCGGTGCAGAGTCTCAATGGATAGACGGAGAAAATGTACGTTTTAGATATGGTACACCTGAAAAAATAGGTGGTTGGAATCAATTAGGTGCAGCTAAGTTAACAGGTGCAGCTAGGGGTTTGCATCATTTTGTAAACAAAACATCAACAAAATTTGCAGCCATAGGAACTAATAGAATTTTATATGTATATTCTGGTGGTGTGTTTTATGACATTCACCCTTTAGTTAATCCATTAGGTACAGCTATTACAAGTGCGTTTAGCACGGTTAACGGATCACCAACTGTAACTATTACATTTCCAACTCCAACTACTTTTAAAGCAGGTGATATAATTTTATTTGGAGATACATCTACTTTTAGCGCTATTACAAATTCTAATTTTGGTGCTACTGATTTTTGTGACAAAACATTTATGGTAACTAGTGTACCAACAACAACCACTATAACTATTACAATGCCTAGTAATGAAACAGGAAGTGGTGCAACAACATCAGGTGGTATAAAATACTATCAATACTATCATGTGGGACCAGCAGAACAAATAGGAGCGTTTGGTTGGGGTATTGCATTGTGGGGTGGTAATATATTAGGAGCATTAACTAATACTTTAAACGGAGCTATTAGTGCTACGTCAGGAGGAAACAATGGTTCTGCTACAGAGATTACATTAAC